TTGCCAGTAATATGTGTTATCTTCTCTTCGATATAAGTACGAAGTGTTGTGTGAATCGAGGGTGAACATGGCAACACATTTTTGTTTGTGTTGCCAACATGGATCGAGTGCTCTCTTTTCATATTCAGTCACGCTGTCTCCAGTCATCTGATCTATCATTCTTAAACCAATCTGCGATATCATCTGCGCCACCGAAACCCTTTTTATGTTTCCTTGGATCAGAGTCTCCTATATCCAAGTACTTAAGAAAAGTTGAGTCATCATCTGTTTTTAATCTTCTTGCTGAACTTAACATGCCTCTTGCAGATGTATTTGCTTTTGATAATTTCTCTGCCCATATCATGTCTTCTAAACTTACTTCTTGTCCCGCTGCGATTGCTTTGCAGATGCCTTCAAGTCGAAGACGATATTGTGTTGATAGCATAAAAGTATTGTAATTACTTTTATTTAATCACAAATTTTTTAGGGTTTCAAGTAATGTCATGTTACCATGATAATAACCCATTATATCAATGATAAGTATACCTAATAACATGATACCCAGTGCTATTAACTCTGGATGAGATTTATCTTCCTCAACATGAGGGGGAAGTATTTCTTTAAATCTATTGGTCATTGCCAATATTCATCTAGTATAGCAAAAGTTTTGTTGAGATATTCATTTGCTCCATTACATTCCCATTCACCCTTCTCTCCAATCTCACACTTATAATGTAATTCTCTCTTGAGTTTCATAAGTCTGTCTGTCATCGCAACTTTATCTAATCTTCCATTCATCTTAATTCTCCAACAAACAGTATTCACAAGAAAGAGGACTTGCTTTCATATCGGGCAAGTCCTCTTTTGCTTGTTTTATTGCGGTATATGCGTCCTCTGCGTACTCGCAGATTTCGTAATGATTGTTTTGTAGGTCGTGATAACCAATTACGTAATGGGACATGATCTTTCAACTCCAGTACACTAATATTTAGTATAACAGGGACATATTTTTACGCAATTATGTGTCCGTTTACACACTAATAATTAACAATCTTTGTTTAGATCTTCTGCCATTTGACCACCAATCTCAGCACCTTGATTGCCTGAGAACATAGTCACCCAACCAGCAGCAACCCAACCAACAAAGGGAATATTAGACAGAGCAGGAGCAGCACTAGCACCAATACTTGAACCGACGAGTCTTCCTGTTCCTTCTGCACCTCCGATTGCTTTGATGCATGCTTCGGATTTTCCGTCTGCGATTGTTGTTGATGAACTATTCGGTTTTGTGTGAACTGAACCGTCCATCGTGTATTGTTCGATGGTTTTAACTTTGTTATTAGCCAATCCAAGAAAGCCACCCTTTGTGTTACTATCCCGTTCCACATGCATCACTAGAGGATCGTTTGCACGATATTTAATTTTATATCCCTCTTTTCCGACTTCTGCTTCGTATGCTGTATAAGGTCCTACTGGCACATTAATACTTGGTAATTTACTCTCACGATTTATGAGAGTTCCAATCATTCCAAGATAAGAGAGTCCAACAACTCCACCCAATCCAAGTGCAAATAACTTAGACCATTTCACCTCTTTCTTTTCCATTATGCCTTTTTGTTAGGAGTAGGAGCAAGTACCATAGGTGCTTGTTCGATACGAATGGTTTGTGCAGGTGCAGTGTTTGCTGCTTTTTCAATTAGTTTTTCCATATCTGCTTTTGATATAGGTGGTGTTTGTTTTGCAGCTGCACCCTTATCTTTGTTCTTTGCAGTTTGGATTCCAAAACTAGCTAGGACTCCTGTGAAGACACTCGCTATGAAAGTTGGATCAATGTTTTTCTGAGGGAAGTTAGGAATTGAAACATAATTCAATGTCAATATTCCACCACTCCAGATTAAGATACCCAAGCGCACAAAAGTGGAGAAGATTTCCATCTGCTCCTCTTTGTCCTCTGCGAGTTCTTTTAACTTACCGAGTGGTCCTACCTTTTTAGGTTCTTCCTTTTTTACTTCTTCAGCCATAAAAATTAAGACGACTATTTATATATAGCAATCTTAACTTTATATTAACTAAAAAGGTGATAAAGGTCCTGCTGCAGGTAGATCAGGTGTAGCTGTTCCATCAGGAGCTGCCATAGGATTACCACCAAGATCTGGTATGTCTAATGCTCCACCAAGTGCTCCAGTGCCGAGATTTGAAAGTCCACCAGGTAGAACTGATTCCATTACTTTGCTTTTGATGTTGTCGATAATCGCATCCTTACGTATGAATACGTAACCAGCAGCACCAACAACGGTGAGAGATACAACACCACTTGCAATAGCGATTCCATTTACAATTTTCTGTAACATGATTATTTAATCAATAAACTATATGTCATACTCGCCTCCTTCCCCAATATAGGCAAGAGAGATAATTTCTTCATCTAGATCTTTGTTATTTGCATTAATCCACTCATCAAATTCTTGACGAAGTGCATCACCGTTCACAACCTCCTCAAAATCACCACGAGAACAAAGTTCACACACTCGGTCAAGAGACCAATAATATGTTTCATTCACTGTTTGTTTCAAAGTTGCCATAATCTTTACGCATATAACGTCCGAGTATGTTGCTATTATAGTACATAGGTGTCCCGTCGTCAAGTGCCTCTGTTAGGACATTATGAAGAAACAGTTGTTTTGTCTCTTCGTAGTTTACTTTTCCGAGGGTTGTGTGGAGGGAGAGGATTTCTCTTCTGAAAGAACCTCTACCAATGCTTCTAATATCTTGTTTAAGGTCGTCAGAGCTTCCGTAATATCGTTTCCAGTCTGACTCGCTTGTGACTCTTCTCTTTCCTCCTCTGGGCTTTCTCTTCTGGTAGAAATACTTCCTTCCGATGTAGGACTTCTGAGTGGTGGTATTGGTGATGCGATAGACGAACCCATAATAGTCCCCGATATCATCAGAGGTAAAAGGAGTACCTTTGTAAATCCAAGGGTTTTCATAATCAACTTCCATCCTATAAGAATTATCTTTTTTATATAGACAACTATTCTAACCACACAATCTTTTTATCTTCTAATTTAATATTAAATGAAGCAGATATACGATCTTCATTAGATAAATTTTTCTTTACTTCATGTTGTAAATGAGAAGGAAAAATTATCATTCTTCCTTCTATTGGAGGAAACCAATAATTATGATGATAATTATTATTGTCTTTAAAGTCTTGTGTATATGATTCTACTTCTTGGAATGATTCAAATAATGATGGTGAATAAAATACAATATTACCAGATTCTTTAGGACATTTAATCCATAAAACCCCAGATAAATCACAACCTGGATGACTATGTTGCACATTAAAAGAACCAGGAATATTAATATTAACCCAAGCTCTTATATAAAGGTTTATATTTTTTTTCAATGGAGGTAATGATGTTATACAATCCATTAAAACACTATGCAATTTATCACTTTTATCATTAAGATGAAAATTGCTAGATTGCCATCCACCAACATTTGACCTGTTAGGAGTTTCTATCTCTTTACTTTTTAAAGTATAAGCATAATCTATTAAATCTTTTTGATAAAGTTTAAAATCTTTAATATCAAAAACATGTATTGGTACAGGGAATATATTTCCTGTATTATAACTTAAATCCACTAAAGGTATCCTTTTTCACATCCTGTTTAATACCACCGACAATGTAGGATTCTACCTCTGTCTCCTGTGGTGCCACTTGTAATCCTTTTGAGGATATCCAATGCTCTGTCCAAGGCAATGGATTATTTTTTGCAGGTACATCATAGATTGGTTTAAATCCAATCGCACGTATTCTACGATTTGCTACCCACTCAACATACTGTTGTAGTAGTTTATCATTTAATCCAATCATAGTTCCATCTTTGAAAAGATACTCTGCCCATCTCTTTTCTTCATCAACAGTATTCTTAAATGCTTGAATTAACCATTGTTCTTCTTCTTTCACAATGTCAATCATCTCAGGGTCATCACCCTTTCTCCAATTATTTAAAATGTTTTGGGTAATCGCCAAATGTTGGTTTTCGTCCCGTGCGATGAGGGATATAATTTTTGCACTTCCTTCCATAAGTTTAAGTTCACCAAAAGCAAAACTACAAGCGAAACTAACATAAAAACGAATACCTTCCAGAATGTTAACATTTGCAACCGCCCTATAAAGTTTTCTTTTTAATTCTTTTCTTTCAAATGTTGAATTATATCCTTCCTTCCAATCTTCTCTCCAATGGTTACTTTGATCCCATTGATGTGCTTCATTTACAAAAGCATCATATGAACCAGTTACATTTGCTGCACGTTCAAGTATTCGATCATCTTCAAGTATCGTATCAAATACTTCACTTGGATTTGAATATACATTCTTCATGATGTATGTGTATGAACGTGAATGAATCATTTCCATCATCTGCCATACATTCATACATGCTTCCAACTCAGGTAGAGAGCAGTAAGGTGCAAATGCCATACCAGGTGCACGACCCTGTACAGAGTCAAGCATCACTTGATACTTTAAATTAGATGTGAAGATATGCTTTTGCTCTGGACGAAGTGATTGATAATCACCACGATCTTTTTGTAAAGATACCTCTTCGGGTCTCCAAAAATATCCTAGTTGTGATTTAGTTAAATTCTCAAATGCAGGATACTTATAAGAATCGTATCTCTGAACACCTAAAGGTGCACCAAAAAACATTGGTTGCTTTTTAGTGTCTACTTTCTCTGTATTAAATACAGTCATGGAATCAACCACTTTGTATCTCCTTGTAGAATTTGTTTTAAATTGCACAGCTTTCACAAGCCTCCTCCTGATCTGAGGACATGATATCCTCAATTAATGTGTCTAATTGGGTATTTGGTGTTTCAATATCACTTTCAACCTCATCTGTCTTAACATCGTAGGTGTTCTGATAGTAAGATGTTTTCCAACCGTACTTATATGTAGTTAAAA